GCTCTGGACGGTGGCGATGCTCTCCTTGGGCGGCTACACGGCGGACGCCATTGCGCGGGCGCTTGGCTACACGCGCCGCCAAGCGGCAGCCAACGCGCTCAAGCATCCGGCGGTGGTGCGCATCATTGCGCTCGTGCGGGATGCGCAACTGGAGCGGGTCTTGCGGGGCGAGTACGGGGTGCTCGCGACCGCCAAGGCGGCGGCGCCCGAAGTGATGTTCCACGTCGCGGAGCTGGCGGGGGGCGTGAAGGACAAGGGGACGGGCGAGCGCCGGGGGCGGGCCAAGCGGGACGCGGATGCGATTCGGGCGGCGGATCTGCTGTTGACCACGAGCGGGGACAAGGTCGAGCGCAAGGCGCATCTCCATTTGCATGTGCTCGAGCAGTTAAGCGATCAAGAGCTGGAGGCGTTTTCGGCGACGGGGGCGTGGCCCGAGCGCTTGGCGGGGATCGGGCTCCTGCCGGGACCGGGGGGCGAGGAATGAAGGAGCTGGCGGACGGGACCATCGTCATCGAGGAGGAGGAGCTCCGCAAGATCGCGTGGTGCGCGGCGGAGATCGGGCGCCTGCTGGACGAGCTCAAGATCCCCGACGGCATGCGGCTCTCGGAGCGGGAGGTCGCGGCGCTCGCGGACGAGGCGCGGGGGCGGCGCTGAGCACCGATGCCTGAGCCAGGCGCCGGTGCGGGCCGGGTCTTGGGGCCCGACCATCCCTTGGCCATGCGGGCGGCGGCCCGGCTGCTGCTCGAGCAGCGGAAGACGTTGGCGACCTACGGGCGGGACGGGGATCCGTGGGCATTCGTCAAGGACTGTGTCTGGACGCGGGATGAGGTCACCGGCCGGATTCGGCGCTACCCTGACCGCGCCTATGCCGAGCTGTTGGTGCGCCGCTGGCAGGAGCATCCACTGCTGGCGGTGCCAAAGTCCCGCAGAATGGCGCTGACGTGGCTCTTTGTGGCGGTCAACTACTGGCTGGCGCGGTTTCATGGCAACAGCAAGGTGGCATTCATGGCCCGGAAGCTGGGGAAGACGGAGACCGAGGGCTCCGCCGAGCTCGTGCGGCGGGCGAAGTTCATTCACGAGCACCTGCCGGCGACGTTTCCCCCGTGCGAGATCGAGTACTCGATCGGGTTCCTGCGGTTCCCGAACGGCTCGGAGATCGTGGCGCTGGGCGAAGGCGAGGAGCAGGCGAGACAACATACCCTGACCTCGATCTTGGCCGATGAGGTGGCGTTCTGGCAGTTTGCCTACGAGACCTGGACCGCGCTCCGCCCCACCATCGAAGGGGGCGGCCGGATCACGGCCGTGAGCTCCGCCGCGCCAGGATTCTTTAAAGATTTAATCCACGATCAATTGGGCTGATCCTGGGCGCCGCGGCGGCGCGCGGCCGACTGCGCCCGCGCCGTGCGCACCCGCGCCGCGCGTGCTGCGGGGGGCATGCCCTGCCAGCTCGCCCGTCCCGCCCGCTGCGCATGCGCCGTGCGTTCCTCTCGCGTCCTCCACTCCCTGCGCTGGTGCTTCGCCATTGAGGCCACCGTGATGATGTCCCCACTCTCTCCAGCGTTGACTCGACGCGCGCGCGCGGCTTGGCAATGATGGCAGTTATGGCAGAGCACCCGCATGCCATGATTGGGGAGACGCAATGCGCGGCGGTAGCGTGTCCAAGCGCCGAGACCGCCGCTGAATCGCTTGGAAGTACCATCACGCTTGATATTCCGGATCTGGCCGCCGTCGTGATGGATGTGATGGACGGTGAGCGCATCCGGACACGTGATCTCGCACGGTCCTACATGCGCGCAGTGCAGCTCCCGACAGGTGCACATCCCTCCAAGTGCTACCAGCACCGTCGCCTTGACGCTCATCATTCGTGCCATGTAGTGGCGTCGGCTACAGACCTGGCTGCAAAAATGTGTGGTCCCGCGCAGTACAGTCCCACAGCCTGCACAGTGTTTTGCGCGCGTGCGCTTTCCCGCCCGGTGTTGGTGACAGGTGGTGCACTGCTTGTAGAAGCCGACCGCGAAGTGCGGTCGTGCAGGACGGATCCCGCAGGTGCTACACAGGGGCCCGGGGGCGCTCATCTTTGTAGAGACGACCGGGGCGCAGAGTAGGTGTCGTCATGGCGCGTGACCCGGGCGAGTGGTACGACGAGAAACGGCAAGAGGCCGAGGCATACGACGCGCTCGTACGCTACGCGAAAGAGTGGGCGATGCCTCGGCACGTCCTCGAGGCGTTAGAGCGCTTGCTCGAGCGCGCGCGGGACGTCGGCGACTGAGCGGCATGCGCTACACCGTCGAGCTCGAGCTGCCGCTGACGGTCACGGTCCTCGACGCCGCGCGCGGCGCGCCGGCGACCCGAGAGACGCCGCCCGAGCCGGACTATGTGTACGTGTCGGTGCACTTAGGGGCCCTCGACGTGACGGGCTTCTTGCCGCCGGACGTGCTCGCGAACGTGGAGGACGACGCGCTCGAGCGGCTGCGGCGCGCGGCCGCCGAGCCCTAGGGTTCAGCTACGGATCGCGTGGCGGCGTGAGGAGGCGCTCGAGGTCCTCGAGCTTGCGACCGATGTGGGAGAGGAGCTCGTCGGTGCGTCGGCCACGCGCGTCGCGCTGGGTAAACCCGAGGATCACCTGTTCAATGAAGCGGTCGACCTGGGCGTGGAGCTCCTCGACGGCGGTGGCGAGCTTGGCGACCTGGGCCGTGAGCATGTCGAGGCGCCCCGCCTGCGTCAGCAGAATGGCCTCGATCTGCTCGAGCCGGGTGGGCTCGGGGCTCATGGCCGCTCCTCGAGCACGCGGCGCATTTCCTTGAAGATCGCCGCCTCACCGGGCGTGAATGTCCGCCGCGCGACCTCGGCGCGATAGATCAGGTAGGCAAGGCCGGCGTACGTCGGCAGCGCCGTGATCAGGATCGCCACGAGCTCGTAGGACATCGCTGTTACGCTACCGCGCCCGGCGGATGGGTTGCAAGGCGCGCCGCGCGCCGCGCCAGCGACCCAGCGCCACGACGCCGAGGAAGGCCGCCAGGTCTTCCGGGTCAGTGTATGGGACTAGGACATAGCTGCCGTCGCGCTTCAGTTGCACCCCGAGGCGCAGGGGGCGCTCCCACGGGACGGGGGCGAGCACACCACCACCGGGTGGGGCGTAGTACATGCCATCCTGCGCGTACCCGGCGGTCTGGAGCGCGTAGGTCGCCGCCATCCTGGCGGTGGCCTTGCGCTCGACGATAACGGGGCGGGCACCCGGCAAGAGGCCGACGGCGTCGGCCGTGCCCGCGTACGTATAGGTAGGGTGAAACAAAGGTAACTGCGACACTAATGGCCGAAACCCCTCGTGCTCCTTGAAGCGGAGCCAGGCTTCGACGAAACCATGCGCCTCCGGGTTTACGCTCCGCCAATCGAGATCGTCCTGGTCAAGCAGATCGCAGGCTTGATCCACATGAATGCCGCGTTCACGGGCGTGTTGAAGGATGCCCGGGGAAACAAGACTGTAATCAGGAGTGAGCCCTGCATTGTCTAAGAGTTGCGTTACTGAGGGCACGAGGTGACCATCTATGCGGTACTCGTGAGTCGTCGGCTCGAAGGTTAACGTTTGCGGGCCCTGGCCGTTCTCATCAGACATGAACTGACCGCCGCGCCTGCCAGCGCGCCCGCGCCGCGTGCCGTGCCACGGTCACGCGTTCCTCTGATGTCTTTCCCTCCCAACGCGCTTGACAAGCCTTCTGCGCCTGCGCTGTGCGTTCCTGCGCTGTCGCCCATTGGCGGCGTTGCGGCGGCTCGAGGGACGCCGCCACAACGATATCACCAGCGAGCGCCCGCCGTCCCCGCGCGTGGTGAGCATGGTGACAGTTATGGCAGAGCAATCGCATACCGTGGTCAGCTACGCTGAGCGCGCGGCGATAGCGAGACCATCCCGACACCCCGCCAGTGTACCGCCCTGACCCTAGAGTGCCATCACGCTTAGTGCCACGGACCCGACCCCCGTCTTCATGCTCATGATGGACGACGAGCACATCAGCCAACGCAACTTCACACGGCCCCTCATGAGCGCAGCCAAGCTCCGTACACGTACAGATACCGCCTAGCGCTGCGAGCACTACCGCCTTGTTCCACGCCGCACGCTGCTTCGCATATCGCCGGTTACACTCATTGCTGCACCAGCGTCCTTTCCCCTCCACCCATTTCCCGCAATCGCTGCAGCGCTGCTGCCGGGTCCGGTTCTTCGGCTCCCGACTGCCGCGACACTGCACGCACTGCTTGAAGAAGCCCACCGCGAAATGCCGTCGCGGGGTACGCGTCCCACACCCGGTACAGCGTGGCTCCGTAGTTGCGGTGTTCGTCAGCATGCGGCCCTTAGCGGAGCGGCCGGCGCGGGGCGGCATACGTGCGGCGCACGAGGCGCGGCGCGGGCCGGCGTTCTCCCTGCAGGGCAGCCTCAACCGCGACCGGGATTTGTGAGCACAACGCATCGTATTGCTTGTAGCTACACCACGTAACGCGGGCGCGGTTTTGTGTCGTTGCTACCCAGCCACCGAGCCACTCAAGCGCTCGGTTAAAAATGTCCTCATGGCTGTCATCCGGCACGCCTTGTTGCTCGACGGCTTGGTGCAACAACGCCATGAGCCGCCCGATGCGGGGTTTCGAGAGCGCGTCGCTCGGCGGCGCCTCGTCGGCTGCCGGGGCCGGGGGCTTCCCGCTCCACGCGGCCGACCCCGGGGCATACGGCACGTCCCGAGGGTCGGGCTGCGGGGCCGGGGCAGCCTTGCGGGCCGAGGTCGCGGCGACCGACAGACGGAGTTTCTCCTGCAAATCGTCTGCGGCCGCGGGCGGTGCTGCGGCGGGCGCGCTCTGGCGCCGCGGCGCCTCAAAGGGCGGAGTGTCGTCACTCTCGCTGAAGGCTGGCATATCTTCCAAATCCTGGGAAAACAGCTCACTCAGTCCCGCACAGCGCAGCACGGCGTCCGTTTGCGCGCTCTTCTGGCACATCTTGATCGCCTTGTTGATGTCGCCGAAGTCTTGGTCACGGTGGCGGGCGCCACGACCCTCAGCGACGACGACACCGGTCGGCGTGACGAGCTCGCAGATGAGCGTCAGGAGTCCCGCCTCGCTCCCAAGCATCTGCCAGGAGTCGGCGTCGCGCTTGAACGTGGGGCGGAGCTGCAGCAACCCGCAAATCTTCTCTGCCCCGGGCTTCGCGAGCGTTGCCTTTCCACCGCACGTTGGGCAGGTCGTTCCCTTCGCATCGAGCTTGTTCGGGCACTCGGTTTTCTGCCCGCGCGGCCCGACCTTGCGGTGGATCAAAAGGAAATCGATTCCCGCGACAAGGCGATTGAAGAGCCAGTCAACGAAGAGCCCGCGCGCTTTCGAGAAACTCTCGAGCTGCGCGGCGAGCGCCTCGGGATTGCCGAGCACCAAGCCCTCGGCGACGACATCGGGCACGAGGGCGGGCGCGGTGACGGGCGCGGCGGCGACGGCCTCGGCGGGAATGGTGTCAGGTTCCATAGCTGCCTCTTTCTTTTCGGGCACCGTGTGATATCCGGCGGTTAGCGTGCCACTCTTTGCTATCCCGGGTCTTCGCGTGCAAGCGGCCGCGTTGCGCTCGGGGGGCAAGCGCACCTTTGCGTTACCCGATCCGGGCCCCGATGCGACCGACGCCGAGGCGCTCTTTGAGGAATTCCGCGCGCGCCGGCGGGAGCTTTCCGGAGAGCGGCGATTAGTGCTGGCGGTCTTCATGGGCGTGCTCCTCGACCTCCACCGCTACCCACGCGGGACCAGACCGTA